AAAACGAGATCGTTATTCAGGAGGATGTAATTCTCTTATGTGAAACCGCAGGCCAGGTATTCAATATCGAGCCTGAATTGTTAGAGGCAATATGCTGGGTGGAAAGCACATGCAACCCGAATGCCGTAAACGGACCCTGCAAGGGAATTATGCAGATAAGTGAACAATGGCATAGGGACCGGATGAAACGATTAGGCGTATCGTCTATTTACGACAAAGCAGGAAATATCATGATCGGCGCGGATTATCTCAATGAACTGTACGGTAAGTATCATGATGACGCATGTACGCTCATGGCTTTCAACGGAGATTCAAAAGTAGAAAGCTATGCAAAACGCGGTCAAGTATCCGATTATGCGAACAAGGTATTAACAATAGCCGATATCCTTAGAACGGCGCACGGGAAATAAGAGTTGAGAGGTAATAGCATGAAAATATCAAAAATCAAGATCAAGAATCTGTTTGGCATAACAGAAAAGGAACTGAGCGGCAGTTCGGTAGAATTATCCGGCAAGAATGGTGTCGGCAAGTCATCTGTAATTGACGCGATAAGGTATGCGCTCACCAATAAATCTGACCGCAAATACATCATACGCAATGGTGAAACAGAGGGTGAGATCATAGTAGAGACAGATAGCGGCTTAAATATTGACCGCAAGGCGCGCGCAGCACAGACAGATTATAAATCCGTAAAACAGAACGGTGAGCAAATAGGATCACCGGAAGCGTTTCTTAAGACGTTATTCGTCCCCTTGCAGCTCAACCCTATGGAGTTCATAGCAATGAGCGAAAAGGAACAGAATACGGTCATTCTTAACATGATCCAGTACGATTGGGACATGAATACTATCAAAGAGTGGTTCGGAGAAATCCCGCAGGATGTGAACTACGATCAGAATATCTTATCAGTTCTCTTCGATATTCAGGCAGAAAACGGATATTACTATCAGCACAGGCAGGATATAAACCGCGACATAAGGGCAAAGCGGGCAATCATTGAAGATATAGGCACAGCCCTTCCGGCGGGTTATGACGGCGCCAAGTGGGAAAACGCCAATATAGGCGACCTTTACACAAAGATTGAAAGGATCCGTAAAGAAAACCATGATATCGAATACGCTAAATCAGTTATTGACGGACACGATCAGAAGATCAGGAAGTTTCAGGCAGACCGCGAGATTGCACTTGCAGCTCTTGATCGCGAGATTACTGCGGAGAGCAATCAGATTGATACGGAGCTTGCATCACTCGAAGAACGCATTAAGTCTCTTAAGGACAAGAGAGCTGGTATTGCAGGTCGTAAAGCCGATAAAGAAAAGGCTATAGAGAGCGATTATAAAGCGTCCGTAGCAAAGTTTGAGGCTGAGGTTGCGGATTATAAGGATGCCGCCGGGAAAGAGACCAAGCCCGTTGATGATCTTATAGCTGAAGCTGACAACACCGAGAAGATGAAGGCGCATGTCGGTGAGTGGCGCAGGATGTTGTCAATACAGGAAGATGTTGCCGTGTTGGAAGAGAAGTCAAAGAGCTTGACCGAGAAGATTGAGAAGGCAAGGACATTGCCTGGGGAAATACTGGAAAAGGCTGAGATACCGGTTGAAGGATTATCCGTTAAAGATGGAATACCGTTAATAAACGGACTGCCGGTGAGCAACCTGTCCGATGGCGAGAAGCTGTCATTATGCGTTGATATAGCAGTACAGAATCCGGGCGGCTTACAGATAATCCTCATGGACGGGGTTGAAAAGCTCAGTAAGAGCAACAGGGATAAGCTGTATAAGAAGTGCAAGGACAAGAATATCCAGTTTATCGCAACAAGAACGGATGATACAGACGAATTGACGGTAACGGAAATATAGAAGGTAGGCTACAGAAATGCCCTTGATTGATATGTCCGGTATGCATTTTGGCAGGTTAACAGTATTGCGCCGTGACGGTAAAACTTCATACGGCAAACCATTATGGTTATGTCAATGCGAATGTGGAAATACCACTCATGTTACACGTAAGCATCTTATCGGCGGTGGCACTATTAGTTGTGGATGTTATAGACGTGAGCATTCGCGAGAACAGCATATGACACACGGACTAAGTAAGACAAGCAATAAGCATAATCGGCTCTATAGAATATGGACCGGTATCAAAGATCGTTGTTGTAATCCCAATAGCAAGTATTGGAATAAGTATGGTGGTAGGGGCATTACTGTATGCAAAGAGTGGGCTGATGATTACATGGTTTTTCATACATGGGCAATAAACAACGGCTATCTCGATAACCTTACTCTTGACCGCATAGACAATGATGGCAACTATGAACCGGATAATTGCCGTTGGGCTACATACGAAACCCAAGAGAATAACCGGTCAGATAATGTTTTATTCAATGTTGGCGGTGAAATGCTGACATTATCACAGTTAGCAAAGAAAGATGGAACAACAAGAGCAATCACAAAAAGAAATCATAAGGAGGAAAAGTATGGCAAACGAGGTAGCAAAGACAGAGCCTAAAAAACAGAGTATAGCCAGCTATTTGGCGAAAGAAGCTGTTAAGGCTAACGTCGAATCCGTAGTAGGGGTTAAGGATTCGCAAAGGTTTATTTCAAGCGTAGTAAGCGCTGTTCAAACAAATACTCAGTTGGCAGAGTGTACTAACGCGAGCATTTTATCAGCAGCCCTCTTGGGACATAGTTTAAATCTTCCCCAGAGTCCACAAATCGGGATGTTTTACATGGTTCCGTTCAAGAACAAGAAAAAGGTCAAGGTTAAGGACGAAAAAGGGAGGGAAAAGGAAGAAACCGTTGAGGTAATGGAGGCTACATTCCAGCTTTCATACCGCGGCATGTTACAGCTGGCAATGAGATCAGGACAATACAAACTGATGAACGTAACCGATATCCGCGAGGGAGAGCTTGTTTCCTACAATCCTATCGAGGATGTGTACGAGTTCAAAGCCGAGACGGATGTGAGTAAGCGCGAGAAATTGGAGATCATAGGATATTACGCCTTTTTTGAAATGATTAACGGCTTCCGCAAGGGTATCTACTGGACAAAGGAACAGGTGGATGCACACGCCAAGAAGTATTCAGCATCATACCGTAACGGATGGTCAAGTCTTTGGAAGTCAGATTTCGATGCTATGGCTAAGAAGACTATGCTCCGACAGCTCATATCCAAGTGGGGAATTATGTCTGTAGATATGGAAAGAGCATACGAGGGCGACCAGGCGGTAATCAGGGAAGACGGAACGCCGGATTACATTGATAACATACCGGATCCGCCTTATGAATCCCACAACATTTATGAAGATAAGGCTAATGAAGAGAGCAATATCATAGACGGCGAGGCCAAGGAGATAGACGAAGAGTAATACCCGATATGGTGGGCTAACCCACGTATCCCAATGAGAGGATATCCAAATGGATAAATTCGTCCTCACATCAGAAAGCTACTACAGCAAAGAGGCCGACGAAATCTATTGCTCGGTTTCGCAGTACAAAGATTTCTTTGGCAAAAACATGGATGACCTTGGGTGTGAATGCTATGCAATGGCAAAGCTGCGCAGGGAAGTCGAAGAGGTAATGACCACACCTTTAATGGTCGGTTCCTATGTGGATGCATATTTTGAGGGAACCTTAGCAACATTCTCGGCACAGCATCCCGAGATATATTCATCCAGAGGTAAGACTGCCGGAGAGCTTAAGTCCGAATTTAAGCAGGCTTCAGTAATGATCGACAGGGCAGAGCGGGATCCGTTATTCATGCAGTACATGGCAGGGGATAAGCAGGTCATAATGAAGGGCGAGATAGAAGGCGTTCCGTTCAAAATAAAGATCGATAGTACCGACGGAAACCGTATCACCGACCTTAAGACGGTCCGCAGCATAAGTGAGACAAAGTGGGTCAAGGATAGCGGTGAGAGATTATCCTTCGCTGAATACTGGAAATATGACCTTCAGGGCGCGGTATATCAGGAAATATACAGACAGAACACCGGCGATATCGTTCCATTCTTTATATGCGCTATCAGCAAGGATAAGACCGACAATATTCCGCATCCGAGAATAGTAGTCACAGAAGCCCCGCCCATGAAGCTTAAGGAACGTCTGACAGAGGTAAAGATGAATATAAATAAGCTTATGGACATCAAAACAGGCTTGGTTGAACCCATACCGTGCGGCGTATGCGATTGGTGCGCTGACAACCTAGCACTCGACAGAGTAATTTCATTCGATCAGTTGACAACGGAGTTATTGGCATGAGCAAACCATACAGCATAGTTACAGATGATATGCAACATTGTCTTATATCCGGCAACCCGAATGTGGCTATCCATCATTGTTTTGAAGGGACCGGTAACCGTCATGTATCGGATGCCGACGGACTGCTTGTGCCGTTAGAGCCACGTTTGCATAACGAGGGCGGCAAACCGCAGCCAGGAGTAAATTGCGACGTACACCATTGCAAAAATATGAAAACCCTCATGCATATAGTGGGGCAGCAGGCGTGGATGATGAACTATATCATAGAAAAGTATGGCCTGCCGTTTACAGACATCAGGGAAGAGGCTGTAAACGCCTTCAGGGCATCATATAACAAATCATGGTTGTAAAAAATAAGGAGGCTGACAGATGACGAAAGATTTATCAATCGAGAACTTGTGCGGCGGTGCGGTGCAGGAAAGGATTAACAGAGCCTTGCGGAAAGTATCTGATAATATCCTTGACCCGAACACCGAGGCCAAGAAAAAGAGAAATATCGCACTTACGCTCACGTTTATCCCCAACGAGGACGACAGGGAAGATGTGGCGGTAGAGGCACACGTAACAATGAAACTTGCACCGGAAGAGGGTGTTAAGACCCAGCTCTATATCAACCGCGACTTATCCAGTGATGTAGTTACGATCACCGAGCATGTCAAGGGACAGATAAAGGGACAGCTTAGTTTTGATGACCTTGGATTTACGGTGTACGATGACGAGCCTACAGCGGAGGAACTTGGCTGCGATCCCGAAACAGGTGAGATCATCGAAGAAAAGCGGGAAGATCATAACGAGAATCCGGCCATTGTGGATTTCAGAAAAGTAAAGGAGGGATAAGGGATGATTTCAGAAGCGATAGACAAGATCATTGGGCTTGCAAAGCCGAATTTATCGGAGATCAATGGCAGGCAGTACAGCGATAAATGCCTTCACCGTATTGAAGATGAACTGCGTGCGGATAGCATCACCATGACATCGTTATCAAGCCTCGTTGATTATATCAAGCATGGCATAGATCGTAAGTGCAGCATGAATTATCTCGTGCATATCGTATCCCCTACAGATGTGCGGCTTATATCTTCTCTTGATAGCGACAGATCACGTGAGACTTTGGTAACTGTCAAAGCAGAAGTACCGGAATTTGCTTTCAATCGTGCGATAGAACACGAAAACTTCTTGATCGGTGTTCAGTCAAAGTTTGTGGATGGACCGGAAGATGAAAACGACAAGGCATTGATCTTGAAATTTGCCGGAACAGTTAAATCAGGAACCGTGACAGAATATGGGGATGATGGTGTGAGCCAGAAGGCCACCATAAAGAAGGGGGTTGTATCCGTGACAGAGGCACTTGTGCCGAGTCCGTGTAAACTCGTTCCCTACAGGACATTTGTTGAGGTTCCGCAGCCGACGAGTGATTTTATATTCCAGTTAAGCGAAACCAGGGACGGAGAAGTAATGTGCGCTCTTTATGAGGCAGACGGAGGCGCTTGGAAGAACGAGGCCAAGAAGAATATCTACGAATATCTTAATGAACAGCTTAAGGACCAGGACTCCATTCTTATAGTTGCATAGATTAGTTTCCGCCCTGCCGGTAATCGGTGGGGTGGGTATAAAGGGGGAAGTATGGAAGTAGTTATTGTACTGTTTTTCTTAATTGGTGGCATCCTGTTATGGATCCCGCGATAATAGGGGGTTGTCATGGAATACAAATTCACCATATCAGGAAGATATTTCGGGGATAATTGTTTTCCCGATCTGAATAATTACATATATGAAAACGCCAGACATCCTCAATGTGGTGCGAAGATGAAACGCGAGTACATGATGATAGCTTGCAGTGCAATCAGAAAGCAGTTGGCACGTGTTTCAATATCCGGGGCCGTAAAGATACACTACAGGCTCTATGAGGCATCAAAAAAGAGGGATCCGTCGAATTGTGCTGCATTCGCAGTAAAGGTCATAGAAGATGCTTTACAGAAGTGTGGCGTTATATCTAACGACGGATGGGCTAATATCGCCGGATATTCGCAGGATTTCTTTGTGGATAAAGACAATCCCCGAATTGAGGTTACTATCACAGAGGTAGAAGAGAGGTGTTGACATATCGCTGACAGAAGAATGTTTGCAAAATCAGTGGTGCTAAGTGATGCATTTACAGATATGCCAATGTCGGCAAGGTGTTTGTATTTTACGCTCGGGATGGTGGCGGACGATGATGGGTTTGTGGGAAATCCTAAGTCAATCACAAGACAGTGCGGATCAAGTGAGGACGACTTGAAAGTTCTTATAGCGAAGAAATTTATTATAAGATTTGAGTCCGGCGTTGTAGCAATTAAGCACTGGAGAATGAATAACCAGATAAGGAAAGATCGCCACCATGAGACAACGTACCTTGAAGAAATGAGTCTTATCGGCATTGACAACAAGGGAGCATATACGACAAACCCTGATAAAATGGTGCTTCGCCTTACCGATGGCAACCAAGTGGCAACCAAGTGGCAACCAAGTGGCAACCAAGTGGGTGTCATTATGGCAACCGAGGTTAGTATAGGTAAGGTTAGTATAGGTAAGGATAGTATAGGTAAGGATAGTATAGATAAGGATAGTAATAAGCCTACCAAACACATCTACGGTGAATATGGTCATGTCAGGCTTACCGATGATGAACGTAATAAGTTAATGGATGAATACGGAGAAGCGGAAACATCAGAAGCAATTAAGTATCTGGATGAATACATAGAAATGAAGGGGTATAAGGCAAAGAGTCATTATTTGTGTATCAAGAAGTGGGTTTTTGAGGCAGTTAACAGAAATAAGCCAAAGCAGATAGATTGGAACAAAGTATAGGAGAAGGAATATGAATGAAATACATTTAAAGAATTGTCCGTTGTGTGGAAACGAAGCGCTGCTGAAAGTTACGGAGGATGGAGTATTCATAGAGTGTACTACTTGTATATGTCGTACAAAGCCGCTAATTGATGCGCCCAATTCCAATACAGCGGTTTATGCAACCATTGATATGTGGAATAGGAGAAAAGGGGATGACGAGAGACGAAACTAAGGGATTGATAAGAAGTATAGTCAGTTTATATCCGAACTGGAAACCAGAAAATATGACCGAGACGGTGAACGCTTGGCATTGGGCATTGGAAGAATACCCGGTCCCGGCGGTCAAGGCATCATTACAGATATATGTTAAGACTAACAATTCGGGCTTTGCGCCGAGCGTGTCCCAGATTATAAACGGTATCTATAAGCCGCAGGAACAGAACGCCTTAAGCGAAGGGGAAGCATGGGCGTTGGTTAAGAAGGCTATACAGGATGGTAACTACCACGCTGAGGAAAGATTTAATGAGCTGCCGCCATTAGTGCAGTCGGCAGTCGGCAGTCCGAACATGATACACCAATGGGCGCAAACTGATAGCGACGAAGTGAACACGGTAATAATGTCGAATTTCCAAAGATCATACAAAACTGTTCTTCAAAGAGAACAATTTAATGAGCGCATACCTGAATCTCTATCAAATATGGTTAAGAGTTTGGCAAAAAAGGTTACTCCAGGCATAGAAATTCAGGAAACGCAATGAGACAAGGAAGGAAAGGCCAAGATGTCTGAAGAAAAGATAACAGGAATGATATACAAATACATATTCAGTGACGGGCACGAAGAATACCGAGAACACTTATCAAAAGAGCTTAAGGAAAAGCTCGAAGAGGAACACGGAAAGCTGATATTGAAAAGCGAGG